ACTTTTATTTTTGAAGACGGGGAATCAATAAAGTGTTCTGGAGGTCACAAATTTTTAACTGACATCGGATTTTTAGAAGCCAAAAATATAACTCTAAAAAACACGATAACAAACAAAAAAATAAAAGATATAGTAACAGAAAACGGAATTTTTGATGTATATGAACCTATATCTGTTGGAACGTATAAAACATATTTTACTAACAACGTCATTTCTCACAATTGTGATTTCCTGGGTTCAACAAACACCCTCATATCTGGCGAAAAACTTGCTACAATAGCATATAAAGAATCATTAAAAAAATATGCGGATATGATAGTTTATGAAGACCCTATAAAAGAATTTTATGATGAGGATACTGGAGAGTTATTAACTAGAGATCATTTATACGCAATGACTGTAGACGTTTCAGAAGGTAAAAATTTAGATTATTCTGCGTTTTCTGTTTTTGACGTTTCAACTATGCCTTATAAGCAAGTTGCTGTTTATAGAAATAACGCAATACCTCCAATGTTATACCCAACTGTTCTTAAAATGTGTGCTGAATATTATAATAACGCTCATGTATTAATTGAAGTAAATAATAATCCACAAATAGCAGACGTTTTAATTGAAGATTTAGAATATGAAAACGTATTAAAGGTTTCTTCTGGTAATAAGCGAGCACAAACATTATGTTTATACGGAGGTAGAAACGTTGCTATGGGATTAAAAATGAGCCCACTAGTTAAACGTATTGGTTGTTCTACTCTAAAAACCCTAGTCGAAACGGATAAATTGGTTATACAAGATTTTGAAACTATATCCGAATTAACAACATTTGTGCAAGACGGTCCTTCATATAAAGCCGAAGAAGGGGCAAACGACGATCTTGCTATGACTTTGGTCATATTTGGTTGGTTGGCAACACAAAAAATGTTTAAAGAAATAGTAGATCACGACCTCAGAAAACAACTTCAGTTAGAACATTTTAACTTTTCTGAAGAAGACCAACTACCTTTGGGCGAATTAGACAACGGATTAAAATTTGAACATTTTGTAGAAGGTAATTCCGTTTGGATAGAAACGTCTGACCCAGACCCATATAAACTTATTTTAAAGGATATGTTAGATTTTTAAAACGCTCAATTTTATAAATAATTATATCAATTTACACTATAATAGGAGATAAAAATGAGTGTTTTAAATATGTTATCCCCAGGAATTCAAGTAAACGAAGTAGATTTGACTACTATCGTTCCTGGAGTATCTACTTCTGTAGGAGCATTCGTTGGGGAATTCAATTGGGGACCAGTTAATCAACCAGTGCTCATTTCTAACGAGACGCAATTACTATCGGTTTTTGGAAAACCCACAACAGAAACTTCAGATTCTTATGTTGCTACTTCTTTCTTTTCTTGTGCAAACTTTTTGTCTTATACAAATTCTTTGTATGTAACAAGAACTATTAACGCAAATAGCGCATTAAATGCCTCAACAGACAGAACAGCAAATAAAATTTTAATTTCCAACGAAGACGCATACGAAAATAATTATTTAAATGCTAATAATGAATTCTTATACGGCGACTTTGTAGCAAAATATCCCGGAAAAATTGCCAATGGACTTCAAATTTCTTTGTGCGCAAATTCTGCTGGTTTTTCTTCTTGGTCTTATAAGAACTATTTCGATAACGCTCCAGGAACATCAACTTACGTCGCAGAAAAGACTGGAAATTACTCTGCCAATGACGAATTCCATATGATTGTTATCGACAGTTTGGGGAAAATGTCTGGTAAAGCTAATACAATCCTTGAAAAATTTGCATTTTTATCAAAAGCAAAAGATGCAGTAGATATTAACGGAAGAAGTTCTTATTTCAAAAACGTTTTGCTACAATCATCGAATTATTTGTATGTGTTAGACAACCCAGATTATGCAAATACAGCCAATACTTGGGGAAAACTTTCTTCAGACGTTGTTTCTTATGATTCTCCTGTAAACTTTAATGTTACGTTAAATGGTGGGTTAGACGGTTCTTCCCCAACTACTGCAAACGTTATTACTTCTTGGGATTTAATTAACGATAAAGACAAATATGAAATTTCTTTGGCTTTCTTGGGCGCAGCAGCACCAGATAATGACGCTACTCCAGTAATAGCGCAACACGTTCTAGACAATATTGTATTGGGCACAAGCGGAGAAACTCCAATTATTGGAAGAAAAGATTGCATGTTATTTGTATCCCCTCGACTAGGAGACGTATATAACCAATCAGGATTCGAAGTTGATAACATAGTAACAAATAATCTTTCTTTCTTAAACGTTTTGGATAGAAGTTCTTCTTATATGGTTGTAGATTCAGGTTGGAAGTACCAATTTGACCGTTATAATAATGACTTCCGTTGGGTCCCATTAAACGCTGATATAGCAGGACTTTGCGCATATACTGACACAGTAGCAGACCCTTGGTATTCTCCAGCAGGATTTAACAGAGGAAAAATCAAAAACGCAGTAAAACTTGCTTGGAATCCAAACCTAACACAAAGAGACGAATTGTATAAGAATGGAATCAATCCAGTAGTTTCTGTTACTGGCGATGGGGTTATCCTTCTTGGAGATAAAACTCTACAAAGAAAACCTTCTGCGTTCGATAGAATTAACGTTCGCAGACTATTCATTACTCTGGAAAAGTCGATTTCTAGGGCTACAAAATATAGCCTATTTGAATTTAACGACCCGTTCACCAGATCGCAATTCGTTGCTTTAATAGAACCATATTTACGTTCAGTACAAGCAAGAAGGGGTATTACCGCATTTAGAGTAGTTTGTGACGAAACCAATAATACTTCAGATATTATTGATAGAAACGCTTTTGTCGGTGACATTTATATTAAACCAGCAAGAAGCATCAACTTTATCCAATTAAACTTTGTTGCAGTAAAAACTGGTGTGGACTTTAATACAGTTGTAGGACAATTCTAACATAAATTAGAATAATAATAAAAGGGGTCTTAGGACCCCTTTTTATTTGACGTAAATTAAGATTATTATAAATACTTAAAAATATTTACATTTCCAAGGAGAAATAAGATGGCTAATTACCAACCTTTTAACATTTCCACTTTTGTCGAAAATATGACTTTTGATGGAGCAAGACCTAACCTTTTCGACGTAACTTTTCAAGCTCAATCAGAAAATGTTGGAGACAACTTTACATTAAGAGCAGAATCTACTTCCCTTCCTGGTTCTAGTATTGGTACTGCTTCTGCATATTTTTTCGGTAGAGAAGCGAAATTTGCTGGTAATAGAAGGTTCGATAATTGGACCGTTCAAATTCTAGTTGACGAGCAAGATTACAAGAGCGGTCCAAGATTTTTCTTAGAAAGTTGGATGAATAAATTGAATGGTCACGTTGCAAACGTTAGAGATTCAGCAAAAATCACACCAAACGACTACCAAAAAGATGGATACGTTAGACATTATAGTAAAGACGGTAAAGGTATTCTAGCAGAATATAAAATGGTCCAGTGCTTTCCAGTAGATATTTCTCCAATTAATTTGGGTTGGGATCAAAACGACCAAATCGAAAGATTTTCCGTAACTTTCGCAATGCAATGGTGGGAATCTAATACTGGAAGTACAGATAAGACTTCTTCTTAATGTCTATAAATATTGAATTAATCTTAATTATGGAATAAAAATATGGCAGATAAATCATTCAGTTTATTCGGGTTTAAATTAAAGCGTAAAGAAGAAGAAAAGGTAGATCAAATACCAAGTTTTACTGTACCTGCTAACGAAGACGGTGCAACAACAATTTCTTCTTCTGCTTTTTATTCTCAAACTATAGACTTAGACGGAATAACAAAAAACGAGGTTGAATTAATAACTCGCTATAGGGAAATGGCGATGCAACCAGAAATTGAATCTGCTATTGAAGATATTATTAATGAAGCTATAGTACAAAACGATGATGGAAAATCTGTAGATATCGTCACAGACAATATCGCAAAAATGTCAGATAAATTGAGAGATGCCATCGAAGCAGAATTTAAAGTTGTATTAAAACTTTTAAATTATAATAATATGGCGTCTGATATTTTCAGAAGGTATTATGTAGATGGTAGATTATTTTACCACGCAATTATTGATATTACCAACCCAAAAAAAGGTATTCAAGAATTACGATATGTTGATCCAAGAAAAATTAGAAAAATTAGAGAAGTAAAAAAGCAAAAAGATAAAGAAACAGGAGTAGAAGTCGTTACAGATGTGAGCGAATACTATATCTATAACGATAGAATGGTATCCGGCACCACAGCAACTTCAAGCGTTCAAGGTATTAAAATAGCTCCAGATTCTGTAATCAATATCAATTCGGGGTTAATGGACGCTAGAAGAGCAGTCGTTTTAAGTTATTTACATAAAGCAATCAAGCCATTAAACCAATTAAGAATGATTGAAGACGCTTCTGTGATTTATAAGCTATCAAGAGCTCCTTCTAGAAGAGTATTCTACGTTGATGTTGGTGATATGCCTAAAGCAAAAGCTGAACAATATCTTAGGGATATGATGACCAAATATAGAAATAAATTGGTGTATGACGCCACTACTGGAGAAGTAAGAGACGACAGAAAACATTTATCCATGCTCGAAGATTTTTGGATGCCTAGAAGAAATAACGGAACAACTACAGAAATTAAAACTCTGGAATCTTTAGACAATTTCTCAAATATGGATATGGTAGAATATTTTGAGAGAAAATTGTATAAATCTCTGAACGTTCCCGTAAATAGATTGGACCCACAAAATGTTTATAATGTTGGTAGAAGCAGCGAAATTACAAGAGACGAATTAAAGTTTGCTAAATTTATTGACAAACTAAGAAATAAATTTTCTGATATGTTTGATCAAATCATGAGAATTCAATTAGTTTTAAAAGGGATTTGTACAGAAGAAGAATGGGAAGAATATAAAGAGGGCGTATTTTACGACTTCGTAAAAGATAATAACTATTCTGAATTGAAAGAAGCAGAATTGATGCAAGGTCGATTGGGGATTCTTGGGATTATTGACCCTTACGTTGGGAAATATTATTCAAAAGAATGGATTCAAAGGAATGTATTAAGGTTGAATGACGACGAGATTCGACATATGAGTAAAGAGATGGAAACCGAAAAAAAGGAAGACATAAAAAATCAAGAAGAAGATCAGAGCAATCAAATTAAATTACAAGCTCAAGCAGCGGAATTGCAGAGTAAATTGATGCCTCAACCGGATCAACAGATTGATGCCGGACAAGAACAAGGTCAAGAATCAACACCGCAAAATCCAAATAATCCATACAACGTATATAAATAATAAATTTAGGAGTCAATAATGAACGAGAATATTTCTAAAGCGGTAGATTTCGCATTTTCTAATAACATTAGCGAAATGGGAAAAGAAATCGAAAACGCTCTAATGCAGAAAGTTTCTGACGCTCTTGCTGGTAAAAGAATCGAAGTTGCACAAACCCTAGTTCAAAACGAAAGAGAAGAACCAGTTGACGACTTTGAAGACGAAGATTTTGAAGAATCTGAATCCATCCAAGAACTAAGCAAAGAAACCCTTCAAAGTTACGTTAATAAACGTCAATGGGATATGGGTGCTAATGAAAAGGCGCAAAAGAAAATGGATACTGGTTTAGCTAGAGCTGAAACTAAACTAAAAGGCGACCAACACAAACTTGATAAAAATAAAAATGGTAAATTAGATTCTCAAGATTT